AGGAGGGGATCCGTCATTACCAAATGTTAAGCCTATGTCAGCAGGTATATTGATGTCTCCACCTGAACCAACAGTGATACTAAGGTCTGTTCCGTCTGATTCTATCTTCTCTGCTGTAGCAAAAGTTATGCCAACACCTGATGGTATATTAACATCTGCAGTAGCAGTAAGGTTGATGTTATTACCTGTGATGGTTAAATCTGTGCCGTCACCCTCAATCTTCTCTCCATCGTCACCAAAGGTTAATCCGACATTTGCAGGTATGTTGATATCTGCACCTGCAACGATATTTAGGTCTGTGCCATCACCATGTAGATATTCTCCACCTTCATCATTAAAGTATAATCTTTTCGTGCCATCAATTACAACATCATCCATAAATTTAAAGTGGTCTTCGTCTTCCATCCACTTTAAAACACCATCAGATGTCTCGCCATCAAAAGTTATGGTAATGTCTGTTCCTGCTGTTGCTGCACCAAAGGTAAGTGTATTACCTAATAGTTTTGTAATAGGACCACCTTCATTATCAGTGCCGTCATGTGTGTGTCCAGTGCTTGCTTGAAAGGCTGCTAATAACTGGTTAAACTCATCATTAGTATGAGCTGCAGTAATTATGTCACCATCACTATACGTAGACTGTCTTGTGTATGTTGCTCCCATTTATCTTCTAGCTCCTGTTTGATATTCCATACCAAAGCCTCTTAAGGCATAAGGTGCAGAAACACCTTCATCATCTATTCTCAACGCTACTGTAAAACCTGACCCCTCTACAGACTGTCTTAATAAAGGCTCTGACTGACCACCATATGTTGCCGTGCCATATACACCTGTCCCATACACAGCAACAATATCACTAGCGGATAGAGAGTAGGCTGCAGGTCTTGGAGTGTCAGGGTCTTCATAGTCATACCTCAAAAATAAGTTCGCATTTATGGCAGCTTCAGGTTTGTAACTAACTAAAACACGGTGCATATGTTTGCGTATGCCGGGGTCTCCAAAACTTAAATCTGGACTTCTGTATTTACCTTCTATAGCTGTACCATCGAAATCATTACCTATTTCTTGTCTATAAATATAACCGCCCTCTCCTCCGTGTATAACTATTGATGGAGGTGCAGACGTCGAAGTAGTAGGAACAGTATCTGTAGCTGTGGGTCTGATTCCTTTTATCTTAGCAAATTCAAATTGTTGACCTCGTAGCGAACATAATACACCTTCCGTTGATGCTTGGGCAGTTCCTGTTTTAGTAAAAAATAACCTATATTGAGTTTTGTTTGGTACAACTAATGAAACAAAATTATCGGCACTCATTATATTTTCATTAAAAAACGATTGTACAGGTATACTGATTGTACCTAACTCAACGTCGCCAATTCTAGCTGTACCTGCAACAGTTCTTAGCCCATCTGCTGCTAAGAATATTAAGTCACCTGCAAATTCCTGTATTGTCTGTCCATTAACACACCCAATGTCTCTTGTGACAGGTGCTACAGCGAAGTTGCTTGATGATGTTCCTGATAATTTAAATATTCTATTTTGACAAAATATAAATAAATTTTCACGGAAGACTTTCATCCCTGTTATGGTGTCATCAACTTTAAAGCTGCCTGCTCCACTACCTGTTGTAAAATCATCTTCATCAAAAGGTACGCTAAAAACTACTTCTTGTGGTGTGCTTGACATCCCTGCGTAAAACATATGGTCTTTAAATACAACCACAAACTTTGCACCTGTTACAGCAGTGCTAACTTCTCCACCACCTGCTGACGTTACGTCTGTAGCTGCAAAGGATGTATTAAATACTGTTGGTGCATTATTTCCGTCTGCAACTATAAGTTTGTCATTTCCGTCAAAGTTAAATTTTTCAAATGTATATTTACCTGCACTCGTTCTGCCACTGTCTCGCTCTGTCCAAGAACCACTTCCTGCTGTTGCCGTAAATATTTTTTGCCCTCTTGCAGCCACAATAGTGTCGTTAAATATACAAGCTAATAATATTTCTTCTGTTGATAAACTTGTTTGTGGAACTACATTTGTATTATACTTAACAAACCCATTTATTCTTCTGTATCCACCACCTATATCAGGTTCAAAATTTACAAGCTCAAGTGCCTCTCCGGGCTGCATTGCAAATGTAGATTTATTTAAAACTAGCCCACCTTGTAGCGGAAAAGATGCAGGAGATGTTTGTGATAAATCAGGCATTACCTAACTGATTCCATAGTAAAATAATTAGAGGTTACAGAAGGATTCAACACTACAGTTGACCTAACGTACTCATACTTGTTAATTAGTAAGCTCTGCATATTCTTAATACCTTGTTCGAATCTAGCAAAGCTAAGTTGATATTGTTGTGTCTCTCCTCTGTACTGATAAGCAAAAGCTGTTGCTCCGTCTATTATAACAGGAGAAAATCTATCCGGTATTGTTGGTGTGTCTGTGGCTGCAGATAAGTCTGAAGCAAAAGTAAAATAGTCAAACTTCAGTGCATATGTCTTATTAGGATATGGATATAATAAGTAATTATTGTCTAACGTTCTTACAACGTGTGTAGGCACACCGCCTGCAGTAAATTGTGCAACTTGCACACCACTAGCATGAGATGCTGCTGTTGTATTATTTGCACCTCTAGTGGCTCCTGTAAACTCAGTGCTAGAAGTGCCTGTATAAGTTATCTGCTCATTTTCTACGAATATAGTGCCAGCAGAATCAAAGCCAGACGTGCTGGCTACTGTAATTGTTGTGGCAGATGATGACAATGTGCCATCTAATGTTGTTGTATCTATTTCATCTTCTTGGTCTACGTATTTGTCTATGTACTCATTGTACTGCATAATACTTAAGTTGTTACCAGAAGATGCTAATGTAGAGTCTTTTACAATTCTAAAAGTATTGTAGTCTGCGTGTTTAGCATCATTAGGCAAAGAATACCTAACTGTGCCAGGGACTAATGTCTCTGTGTGTGTAGAGTGATTAAAAGGATAATTAAATTCTCTTTGATTTATAAAACGTATGGCTTCATTAACAGCATTCTGTGCTTGTATTTGAATACCACGAGCTGCTGTAAAATTGGATGATGTAAGTTGAACTTCATTCATTCTAGCTAGAACACTGTTTGTTAAACTTAAAAAAGTTGCCATACTACATCCATTAAGTTGGGGGCAGTTACCCGCCCCCGGTTAAGTTACGCTAATTGGTCTCTATCGACTTCGTCAGCTAATTGTTTATGCTCACCATTGGTGTCAATGATACAAGCATATAGTCTCAGCTTACCTGTAGTAACGTCAGCAGAACCAGCAATTAGTTTCACGTCAATAGTGTCAGTTGTTGTGACATGTTGTGTGAAAGTTGATGCGGCGCCTGTTACAACATCGTTAGCTTGTCCGTTTGTTCCTTCTGCAAGGAAACCTGCTGAAGATACGTCACCACCATCAATGATGTCATCGCCTGCGGCAAAGTCAATGTCTACAGTTGGTGATGTACCATTAAAAGCTGTGAGCACTTCTGCTCCGGCAAACAGAACGAATGTGCCTGCAGGTATTTCAAGAAGTTGAAAAATGTCACCGTCTGTGCATGAGTAGTCAGTTATTTTAGAAATATCTAAAATAGCTTCAACCATACGCATTCCAGTGCCTGCTCGGTTAGCCTGATTTACAGCGATAGAGTTTGAATTTACACCTGCGGTTGCAGATGAGGTCATGTCAAAAGTTGCCATTTATCAATCCCCCCTTACGCTACGTTGTATTTAGCGGTTACAATCGCTTCAGGTCGAAGAATTTTTCTACCATAAAGGTGCATACCTCTGACAATATCAGCAAAAGAGTCTGGGTCTCTATAAGACTCAGTCTTTGTGATTTGTGCAGCTGTAGCAACAGCAGAAGAGTGTCCTGCTACGATTACGCCAAAGTTTGAGTTTTGGTTTGCTGACCCTGATGTTCCCGGTCCTGTGCCTACAGCAGGTAGGTTGTTGGACATGTAAACATCAAAACCATGAAGCCTACCGATAGCTAAGCCAGCTCTCAGTCCACCTGACTCGCCGAAGTCTGCATTGAGAAGACGTGAATCTTCATCCTTTAGGATTTCGACAAATGTTGGATGTAGAACTAACCATCTACCATCTGTATCGACGAACTGTGTGTCAAGCAGTCTGCCCATTCTTGCAATAACTTGCAATGGTGTAGCAGTAGCTGTAGCTTGAGCAGTTGCGCCCGGCATACGTGGTGCTAGTGGGATAGAGTGGTCGCCAGCACTACCTGTAGTGATGTTACCAAAGCTATCCTTACGTAGCTTCATAGATGTAAGCAGTTCATCAGACCCTGCAGTTGATACAGCTTTTGACCCACTTACGGTGTCGTTAGCTGTGCCTGCTACAGCGTTGATTGTGCCTTGCTTAAAACCAGCCATGTAACCAAGAATTTCTTGGTCATGTTGGTCTCTAAGCCTATAGCCTGCTCGGTCAGATGCTAAGGATTCGAAATTGACATGGCTGTGAGCCTCTTCGATGTCGTCTACCTTGAAAGCAAAATAGTTTGCTTTGTCAACGACAAGACTGAAGTCCTCGTCATCCAAGTCTTGCGGAGTAATCTGAGTGCCTCGTGCATACTCCTTAACGGTGATTTCTGGTTCCTTGATTATTTTAACCGTGTCACCGTAGTTCGCAATCTCGCCGAAGTAGTCAGAATTAGTTATTGACTCTACAACCGAGGTCTTGCGAAAAGCTTGCTGAACTTTTTGAGAGTAGATTACCGGGCTAAAATTGCCGTTTGGTAAACTACTGTGTCCAGCGGCGGTTTTAAATGCCATTGGTTTACCTCGTTAATATGATTTAAAGATTGTAGATTTTCGTACTATACAAGACCAGTTGATAAGGTGTCCTGACGGGGCTTACGCTCTGGGTAGTTTGAATCGGTGGAAAATCTATAACTTCGCTGTACTCAAAGTTTAGGGTGTATGGTGTATCGTCTGCACAGCACCATTGGAGCGAGTAACCTTACGGGGTCGCTATTAATTACTATATTTTACCATAAAATAAAATAAAAGTAAATAAATTTTTATCTTGACACATCATAAATGAAGTTGCCAGATTGTATAGCCTCCATGATAGCCTTTTCGTTTTTCTCATACTCATGAGCTTTCATCTTGGCTACCTGTGATTCTCTCCATTGATTAGATTGAGAACTCTTGGTTTTGGCTACGTTAGATGTGTTTTTAGCTGTTACTAAAGAAGCAGCACCTTTATCAGATTTCTCTTTCTTCGTATCAGCTATTTTCATATCCACTTTGTACAAGTCTATAGCTCTTGCTGCAGACCGTGCATCAGTTTCATTCTCATATAAAGCTTTCTGCACCCATGAAGGTTGTCTTTCAACCCAACCATGAAACTCTTCATCATTTCTGATGTCTTCAAAGTCTGGGTGTAGTTGCAAGAGTTGTGACTCTGCAGTCATTCTCTTTGCTTCTGCCTCTTTCTCTGCGATAGCTTTTAGTCTATCTTCCATACCCTTGTCTAGCTCAAGAGCTTTCTTAGTAGCAATAGTTTCTATAACCTTTGCTACGTCAGGGTACTCTTTTGTCCACGCTGCAAGTTCATCATCACTCTTAGGTAACTTTATAGCTTCCTTAGTAGCTGTAGATATCTGTCCTTCTAGGTCTCTAATTTTATCTTTGAGCTCTTGCTCTTTTTGTTGAGCATGTCGCCGTAAGTCACCATAGCGTTTCTTAAACGTCTTCTCTTCAGGTGCAAGAGATTCAGTTTCGGCTTTGTCAGCCTCTGCATCTTTCTGCTCCTGTACTACGTTAGCACGTTCCTCTTCTAAACGCTTTAACTCTTCTTGTTCGT